CCCGATGCTCCGCCTCGTTGTCGTACTTCTTTTTTACGTCCTGGCACTCGGTGCGCCACTGGCGGCTCTCGGTGCGGTACTGGTCGACCGCCGCACACACGAGGCACGTCAGCACGACAACAAGCAGCAAAACGATTAAAATGATGATTGCTAACTTCATGATTTAAAATGTATTAAGTTGTTTAATTTTTCTTGTTCGCTCTAATTGCGCCATCATTGTTTATGTTGTTTGAAAATTGTTGTCGGTTGCCCCCATTGCTGGGGGCGGTGAAATATCAATGCGATTACCCTCATGATTTCCCAACCACGTTTGCGTGCATTACCACCAAAAGGTTGAGGTAAACCAAATAAATCGCGGCACGGACACGTCCGTGGCGGCATCTTCTGCCCACGCTTGAGCTGCCGACTTTATTCGATAGATTACTAACTACTATTTGTCATTTAAAGAACAATTCGCTTTACATATTTTGAGCACTTTTTCAATATATTCTATCAATTCGATTTTTTCATCGTAAGATAGTTGTCTCCATGCAATAGCGTTTGAACCTCGTTTAACATGTATGCCGAACAAGCCTTCTTCTGGGAAAAGATAAATTCTTAGTCGTGGCTTTGTCATTGTAACGTTATTCTGTTTAAACAAAACAAAATTCCAATCAAGTTAGCGGCAACTTAATTGGAAATCTTGTCTTATATAGTTCGGTGCTTTCGCACCTATTATACTTGCTAATATGTCTATGTCGTTTCACAAGGCCGCTAATCTTGTTCACGATGCAAAGTTATAGAAAAATATTGGATTGCCAAAATTTTTGGCAAGTTATTTTACTGTACTTTATTTTTAGCAACATCGCACACCACCCTCTATCTTCCCACCCACCAATCAATGCGGCTTGTGCATCTTTGTTGGATTGAGAAGTTGACAGAAACAGTATTTTGTTTGTCACTGCCGAGCCACTGTAGCACTTCCGCTTCCCACCCACCGATTCCGGTCTGTTTGTTTCGTTTACGTTTCGGGCAGTTTGGTGATTGATTTTGTGGGTTGCCAGTTGTGAGGGTGTCGCACATTGCTGGGCTTTAAACCGACCGATGCCCTTACGCATCTACAATGACTTCTAAAAGGTGCTTTTTGTCTTTTTGGTTTTACACGTTCTTTTGTAGCAACTGATGGAACAATTCACGCAAGTCGTAAAAACGACAAACCCCTGCAACCATTATAGGACAGCGGGTCGCAGGGGTTATAGGTTGTCGTTTATGTTTTCGTAAAACCTATTTCTTTCATTTATCAATGTCTTGCAATCACGCTGTCCTCTGATGATTACATTGCAAAGATACGCACACATTTGTTACGTTCCAAATCAATTAACTTTTTTTAAGAAAATCTTTATTCCTTTGTACGTTATCCACGATGCAATGATGATGTTTGCGATACAGATTGCGTTATACACATCGTTATTGTAGACGTGTTCCATAAAGAAAGATTTCTCGTATAAGTTAATCCCCAAGTAAGCGCAAGCAAGTTTATTATAAACACACGTTTTGATTGCCACACTGATGATGCAAATAACGGCAAGCATCTGAACATTGTATTCACAATATTGCCCTACAAGCCACGAAATAGGTGTGTATGGTATAACTACTCCATCATACAAAATAAAGTCGCTTAAAAGCAAAGCAAATAGCGTTTCCAAATAATTTACAACAACAAGGAAACATATCATAAATGGTAAAACTTTTCCAAGTTGTATCAATACGATGCGTGACCTTTGTATTGTTGCATTCATCATTTTTTGCGTATTTTTATTTTGAATGTTGGAGCAACCGTTCTTGGCATTTGTGCATCCATCGTTGGCAACGTATCATTCTTCACGCTGCCCTTGCGCACAACTGCCACCTTTTTTCTTACCTTGACCTTGGTCTTTCTTTTACGCCTTTTCGTGTTTCTTGCCATCGTTCAATCGTGTTTTGGCGCTTTTACGAGCAAGCCTTGCATCTTGCCACGCCTGTATCGCATCGTTTCAAACTTTCGTTGCCTACACCAATTGTAGCAAGTTTGTTTGCTCACATTCTTGCGTTTTGCAAGCTCGCTCACACCAATCCATTCGTAGTCATCGTTCGTCACCGCTGCCATGAATCTTTCCCCTTTCTTGTCTTGATTTAAGTTTCTCGTAGTTCATGTCGGCAACTTGCTGCAATGTATATCCAAGGTCGTATGATAACGTGGCACAATACCATAAAACATCCCCAATTTCAAGTGCTAATTGTCTTCTTTGCTCGTCGTTAAGAATCATTGCACCGCTATCTTTATCACGAATGACTTCTGTGTCACGGATAATTTTTTTGACTTTATCTGCGACCTCTCCTGCCTCTCCTGCCAGCCCAAGCGTTGGATAGATAATTTTTTGGTCTGCCGGGTAAATAGCCGTTTCTAATGCGTTTCGTTGATATTCGTTCATTTGCGCTTACCACCTCCTCTCGCTCTGCGGTCACCAGCAGTGTCAGATTTGCTACCACGGTTAGCCGAAACACTTTTATACACTAACCCACGGCTTGTGTGCGATAAGTCTTTCCCTTGCCGTGTTGATTTGCCATATTTGCGGTCGTGCTCCTCGTTTTCCTTTTTTAATTCCACACGCTTTTTTACTTGTTCCGGCTTGCGGTTAAACTTAGTGTCATATTCTTTCTTTTTTTCTCGTGCCTTTGGGTGCGTGCGATAATATTCAGTCGTTCTACTTGCCATATTCGTTGTCAATTTCTGTTTCTTTTAATGCCTCTGCGCTTTCTTTCATCAATTCCTCATCCGTTTTTTTGTGGATGATTACACGTTCATCGACATATTTTAAAAATTCATCAAGTGTTTCTTTGAACTTGTCGTAAAACATCTTATTTGTCAAATCCTCTTTGTGCTCATCAAACACAATAGTATTCATTACGATGGCTTGCATATACTTGAAATACACCATCCATGACCCAACCTCATCCTCTGAGATGGAATACAGATTGTTGAAAATAATGAACAGCCACCAATCGTAATATGTCGCAAAATTGAACTCATCTTTCTGCTCTTTCCCCTTAAGCGTATCGAACAACTTTGAATACGAATATCCTTTGTCTGTCTTACAATCGTTATCTAAAGCGATTTCGATAAAACGCTTTGTGTAGAGGAATGGACGCGAATATCCTGCGGTTGTGATGCTTTCAAAGATGTGCCGATGATACGCTGTTTCGATGATGGCTGTATCTTCGGTTACCGTTAGCCTTAACCCCTTGTCGCTGAAATAAATTGATTTCGTTTCTTTGTCTCGTGGCACAAAAACTACAGCGTTTTGAATTCTTTTTTCAATTTGTGCCTTTGTTGGTTTTCTTTGTTCCATGTTGTTGTTTGTTGTTCATTTCAGAATAAATAACATTCAGTCGCATGACAAGCCCCTCGTGTGTTCTTGGCACCCGTCCTTTGACCCTACGCTTTCTATTGTATGCCTTAATAAAAGCCGTCGCTTGTTCATCGTTTTGGATGTTGTCAAACATGTATTCATTGTCATTGAAGTCTTTTTCTTCTCCGGCAACCTCAAGTTCCTTTGCCTCGTTGATAAGGATTTCTGCGTTTTTCTTTGACAAGTCATCCAAGTCCATGTTGTCAACGTCTGTTTCCATATACGATGGGACAACGAATATATTTTCAATCGCATTATATGGCTCAATGGAAAAAACCCTTTTGATAATCGGCTTATCATTTGCATCAGAATCAAATGTCGCAACGGCATAAGATTTGCCGAACCCATTGTGACTAATGATGGCACAACCATTTTCAAAGGATTGTTTCCCGTCCCATTTGCACTTAGGGATGCTTGGTATTCCTAAGTATTGACAAATTTCTTTTTCAAATTGAATATCCATAATCATTCAAACGATTCGAATTTCTGTGCAACTTTTTTTGCCGTTTCTTCATCGCTGTATGTTTCTTCTGTATTATCAATGTATTCCATTGTAGCGTCTGCGATTTCAGTGTCAGCAATGCTTCCCATTCGTATTGCCGCTTGGTCTGCTTGCAATGCAAGCGTTAACTGAGTGTCAACGGAAAGCGGGCCAAATTTAGACAACAAAAGTTTCAATACGGTTTTCTTCGCCATTGCATCAAAGTTGTCTTTCCATAGCCCATATCCCTTGCGGTAGGTTTGGGAATAACGCAATCCGTGATTTTTCAACTCCTCGACGGTCATGTATAAATATTTTTCGAAACCATTCGTGAGTGACATATATGCAACGTACCCGATTGGCTCTTTCGTTAAGTCCGGGTTATTGTCAGTATTAAAAACAATTTCTCCGGTAAAATGATTGTAAGACTTGATGTCACCATCATATACCGCTGCGACATTGATAGTCTTATATTGGCCGCTGCGTTGTGATAGTTGAATCAATCCCTTTGTCATCACTTGGAAAGATGCCAAAGTTTGTTTCTTTTTGCTGTCATAGAAAGGGACAATAGCCGCAAAACCGAGCGTTGGAACAATAGGTAGGTCAAGCGTAGCTGCAACAAGGGCGGATGCCACAATCGTGTTTGGCTCTGCTTTAGCTAAAGCCTGTGTCTTGGATAACGAAACGAGCGATGAGATAAACCCTGCTGATTTCTTACCGAGGATGTCGCTGAAACGCTTCTGAACCGCCGGGTTTTGCGTAATTGTACTAACTGATACCGTTTGTGTGGCAACGATTTTTGGTTCTTGATTTTCCATAATAATAAAATTTATTTTACTTTGATTTTAATATATCCGCGTCTTTGTGTTTCACGTTTGTATTTGTTTAACAACTCAACATATTTTCTCGGATGTTCCTTTTCATAGTCAGAAAGGAAATGTTTGTGGTCAAACGAAATACTTGTTGCAGGTTCGACAAGCGTTATAGAATACGATTCGTTCTTGACGGACTTGATTCCCTTTTCAAAGAAAAAGTCATACAACTTGCGCTTGAATATTTCGACTTGATTGTTTCGTTCATCGATTTCACGTAGAATATTTGTCATTGCGTCAAACTGCTGTTTTACATCGGCTGGCAACATATTTGCATCGATTTCTTCATCACCATCACCGTAGTACTCCATGTCTTTCATATAGCTTGAAATCAAACTCATACCCTTGCCAATATCAAATGGCTTTGCATGAAATCTAACCCCTTTAATTGTCATATTATTGACATCGAATTCGCCATTGTAGCCCTCAGTACAATAGTGGCATAGGGATAATTTCACTTTCCATCCTTTACCAAGACTTTTGGCATATTCGTTGCCAAGCACATACTGCACAAACAACTGATTCGTGTAACGTTCTTTCGTTGCCACAAAGTTGTCTTTTGTCGCTTTGCACTCAACGATTCGTATCTCTTTTTTATCATCATCCTTCAGAAAAAAATCGATGTGAGCAATAAGCGACAAGTTGTCACGACTATACGCTTTACTTTCAAGCCTGTAATTTGACTGCCAACGAGCGTCTTGATTGTGCAACATTTCAAAAATACACATTTCGATGTGGTCACCAAGTTCCATGGCATCTGTTTTGAAATTGTCCTGTGGTTGAATAATTCCTTTTGCTATAGCCAAACGCTTCATCGCTGACTTCGGAATAAATCCAATTGTAGCAACATTACAAATCAAATCTGCATCGCTGGCACCCAAGCACCCTACACGGCTTGCGATAATTTCGTCTTTGTATTCGTACATAAATCAATTAAATTAAAATGGGATGTTGTCGTCATTGTCATTGTTTACAATAGGTGGTTCCGGAACTGATTCGGTTTCGGTTGCCGCCTTTGGCATCGACTTGAAAATCTCAATCTCCGATGCGATTACAGACGTATATGTGCATGAATAACCTTTTTTCTCGACATTCTTTGCATGTAATTTTCCGACAAGCCACACATGCGAACCCTGTCTTGCTCCGATTGTTTTGATGCGTTTGACAAGAGCACTATTGAACACAGCAACGCTTGTCCATGTCGGAACTGATTTGTCTTTTTCGATTTTTGCCGTTGGGTTGTATTCGTTTGTGACAACAATGAATGCAGCCCATTCATTACCGTTTTCTTTTTTTCGATAGGTTACATCAGAACTGATGCGACCTTTCAATTCTACTCTGTTAATATCCATAGTGGTTTGTTAAAGTAAAGATTTTCCACGTTCACTGTTCATGTATTTATCAATCACATCGTATATTTTTGGCATAGCCGCAGCAATGGCATCATCTGCAAGGTCTGAATACATTAGCGACAACTTTAAATTCTGTCCATTGCAGTCAACTAATTGTACGAGTTTATTCCATTCGTCTGCTTGTTCCTTGAATAATTGGGCAAAGTCTTGCCCTTTCGACTTCTCTTTTCCGTATGTGACTTTTTCGAATACGTCCACCGCCTTGTCTGCGCAAATAGTAGCGATGTCTGCTGCGACAAAACACAAGAACATTTCACGGATAAGCATTAGCCGTTGTTTTTTTGCGTTTTCAGCGCACTGTTTGATTTTCATGTTTGTTGAGTTAATCACCTTTTGTAAAAGTGTCGCCTCTTTGTGCAGCCCGCTACGTTCAAGCACGTCACGTTGTTGCTCTATTCTGCGCTTCTTGTTTTGCAATACTGCTCCGTCATAAACGGCTTTTAATTTTAATGATTCGGTCATACGCTATATTGTTTATCCTATTATCATCCATGAGTAAGGTAAATTATCTACCATCCATTTGCAAAATATTCGCCAGTGCGGTAAACGATGATTCTTTCGTTGCTTGTAGATGCGGCGCAATGTTTGATAAGAAATCATTACGATACGCTTCTGCATTGTACCCTCGGTTAAATTGCTTTTCATTTCAACCAATTCATCCTCGTTCATCCCTTTTCCTTGGATGTGCATTGTCGATTCACTTGCTAACTTTTCACAACCCATACGGTACGTGTCAAATTCCTGCCACCAAAATCTTGGTGCATTGATTTCAAAATACGCTACAATACCACGAACCACTTTGGCGTGTTCATCACCAGCGTTTATAAGTTTGCGCAATAGCTTTTCGTCATGCTCGCTAATATTGGCATGCCAATCACAATGGCATCCATCTTTTTCAAACACACAACCATTGCTTTCGGCAACAGAATTACATTCTTTGCCGAACGGCAGGTGCAGTGCCTTTAAAGCACTAACAAATCCTGCGATTTCAATAATTTTTATCTTAATCATAATTGTGGAGGATGTCGGAATCGAACCGACAAACCATTTCTGCATTTCTGCATAATATCCCCCGAAAAACAAGTTGCTATTCTCACGAACCGCAACCATTACTAATTACTAATACTAACTACTAATTTACATAACTTAACCCAAAAAAACCATGAAAAACTGTTACAAAAAATGTAGGCAACCGAGGATTCGAACCTCAACCGACAGTTCCAAAAACTGTTGTGCTAACCATTACACCAGTCGCCTTTGGGCTAAAACGGCAATTATTGAACTAAACCAAAATTGCACTAAGTAGAATTAAGCCCAATTTTGCCGTTTTATTGTTCACACACAAAATTATCAAAAAACTTTGAATATTCCAAATTTTTCGTCAAAAATTTGTGATGTCGACAACATGAACTTGCGTGTACTGCAATTTCCCCTCGTATCCCCTTCGTGCCAATTCTTCCATCAGTTCACGTGGTGTGAACTCTTGTAACCGAAGTTTTCGTGTATCTATCAACTGTTTCTCAAGTTCTTTTTCTTTATTGTTTCGTCTTCGTGCAAATCCTTCTGCTTGACGTTTTGCCATGCAACTTGTGCAAAAACCCAAGTAAGAAAATCCACCAGAACGCTTCCCAATCTTTTTGAACTCGCTAATCGGAAATTCTTTTCCGCATCCTTTACAAATTTTCGTTTCCATCTTTCTTTAATGAATATTGTGTTACATACTTGTTTGTTGTTGTTTTTATTCGCTTTGTATCGATTGCCATGCCTCTGTCACGCAAGTCGCAGATGCGGCTTGCAAGACGCATACAACCGAACATCGTTAATGCCTCTAAACTCGTTATTGTATTGCCATTGTTAAGCCAATCGGCAATCATGTTGCATTGTGTTGCACTACTTTGTGCATTGTCGTTAATGTTAGCCATAAATCTCGTTTGCTCTGTCTACTAATTTTTGTCTGCATTTGTCGTCAAGCGACCCGTAGAAGTACAAAGTACCGTTTCCAAATTCAATGTACTTTTTAAAGATGTGTTCGCCAAGATATTTGCCGAACAATAGCTCTGCCTCTTGCGGGCACCAATTGTTGTACATATAGTACATAAAATTAGTAACCTCATTCCGTTCCATTTGATTTATCCTCTTTTTTAATTTGTTTGTATTCAGCGTAAGCAACAATGATGATAAGAACGCTTATTGCGCTAAGAACGAAGTGGCATGGGTTGTAGAACCCAGCGACAAAGCACACGGTGGCGGTGATAGTGAACACCACCATTGCGATTAAGTTGAATGTTTTCATTTGTCTGCTGTTCTTGATGATAATATTATTGCATTGCGTGCTGGGATAACTCTTGTCGTGTTGCAATTGTCGCAGCATTTTCCACTGTATTTGACTGGCCACGGATTGTTTCCACATTCGTCAAATTCTTTTCCGCAGATGCAACACACATTTTTCTCTTTTTTATCTAAGTGTTCATCGATGGCTTTTTGCAAATCGACTGCACCAAACTTACCGTCTTTCCAATCGTTTACAAAGTTGTAAATTCGCCAAACATTTTCCTCTTTCATAACTGCTAATTTTAAAAACAAACAGGTTTAAACGGCAATTCCTTGATTTCATACCATTCGACATCATCTTTGTTGAGGCCGTAAAATTCAATCAAGCCATCACGGTCAATGTTGCCAAGGTATTCTGTTTCAAGAATATCATCTTTCCCTACTTCTTTGATTTTGATAATCCAATACGTCGTTTCCATAATCGTCAATCTTTGTAGTATTCAATAAAGTTTTCCGCAAATTCAACTCCACGTTCAATGGCTTGCTGTTCCGTGCCGTCATACCACTTTGATGTCATAAGACCAATGGCATAATCTTTGGCACATTCATATTTACGCTGTTCCCAGTCAATGCTTTCGCTTGCAATATATTTTGCGCAAGCCGATGCGATAGCATTGTACATTCTTTGTTCAAGTTGTGTCATAGTCATGATTTATTAGTCAGACATACCGTATAACAAAGCCTCTTGCATTCTTACTGCCATGTCAGTCATTCCTTTGTTTTTCAGAAATGATATAGCATCTGTAACGGCTTGCGTATACCCATTCGTGAAACCGCTATACCGATGGCTTTGTTCGCATTCGCCATAATGAAAACCGAAAGACATTTCATCATCACGACACACTTTGTTTACATGCTCCTTTGCCTTTACTTCGTAAGGGCGAGGAATAAAATCTTTTTCAAATTCCATAATCAAAACGAATTTATTTTCTGAATTTATTATATATTTTTTTATTTACAATGCGTACACCTTTTTCGGCTACTATCATCTTTGACACCCTTACCCAATCCGCCTTTCCTCTATCAAATAATTGTTGCGCTTTTCTTATTGCTTCAAGTTTTGATGAGAACAAATCATTTAGAACCTCCTCATAATCATCATAAGGAATGTTATCAATATCCCATGATGTTACTTTGCGTTCTGCGTGTACACGATAAATTGTAAATTCCATTTTAGCTATAGATTAAGAAAATTTCCAATATCCGTAAACCATCCTTGTCCCATTCTGCCTATTCGATAAGGTAGTTTTGTAATTGTTCTTTTGTCATAATCGTTTATATTATATAAATTATTTTTTTACTCTCACAAACCATCCGTGATTATCTTCGCCAATTTCGCAATGATTCCCAATTTCAGTCAAGGTAATTGACAATTCTATTGCATTGTTGTAAGTTTCACATCGGTAGAATTTATATGTTTCGTTCTCGCTTGTGATGAAACTTTCGGCACGTCCATTTGATAATATAATCTTAATCTTCTCCATTGTTGTTGTTAAGTATTGAATTAAATTGTTATTTCTCTTTTCATTGTCCATGTTTTTTATAATTAAGATTAAAATTTCCAATATCCATAAACCATTCTCGTTCCATTTCTTGACGGGTCATATGTGTCGTTTATAACACCATCAAGGATGCATGTAAGGTGCTTGGTCACCTGTGCAATCAATCGGCCTTGTAGCGGCATTTCTGCGCTATTTAAATGGGTTTTATTCTTTACTCCTATTCCACTGCAAGGAACCCACACACCTCCGAAATGTTCCATCACTTTCTTTGTGTCTTTCTTATACACTCCGTTTCGTGGTGAATACCCTACAATGTGTTTGATTTCCATGTAAGCGTCTTTGTAGTCAATTCCTTTTGCAATAGCAATCGCCCGTGTCACACAATCACCAACCTTACTTGCGGTAAAATACTTTGACCTGCCGCCATCGTTGTATTTCCATTCCATAATATGTTCAATCTTTGTAGTATTTGAATCGTCCGTCTTCGCTTACATAAACCACTTCGCCCATGTAGTTTGTTTGTGGGTAAAAGTTTTGTCTTGCTACTTCCTTTTCCCATCGTTTGCTTTTGTAGATAAGTATTGTCATTGCTTAATCCATTTACCGATTTTAGACGCTGCCGCCCATTTCGAATGATAAATATAATCGTCTATAAACTCGCCATCTTTTTTTACAGACCAACCGCCATCACGCTTGACAATATCATAGCAATCATCAAACTCAATGCAGTACGGTGTCATTCTTTTTTGGAATGTAGCCATGTAACCTTTAATTTGTTTCATAACATTGTGATTTAGTTCATTCAATATAATCTTTATCTTCATAAATAATGAACTCTTCATCCCAAACCTCCGTTGGTTTGTAGGTGAAATCGTGCGTCCAGAACGTATCGTGTCTGTTTGTTGCGCTGTCCAATCCGTTGTCACCGTAGGAATTTTCGATTGTGAAACCCAAACCTTTCAGCCATTTTGCCATTGCGCTTGAATAGTCATGTGTCGGCCAAGTTTCGTATGAACTTGTGCAATGTGTCAGACTGAAACCTTTTGCATAGCCTACAACTTGTCCTCCACGATTAAAGATTTCAATCGTTTGTTCATCTACCATGCCACATCCAATCTTTTCAGCCACAGCATTCACAATATCCATTACCTCTTTCGGAATATGGGTTTCGTTCTCCCACTTTGCAAACTTCTTATAATCGAATTTCATAGCTTAATCTTAATCCATTTCATAATACATTTTTACATCCCAACCAAGCTCGCGCATTTTTTTGCCAGCGGCTTCCATCATTTCGCTGCGCCGATTTGCTTGGCCGTTCACATTGAAGAAAACGAACCAATATCCCGACCAATACTTTGAATCAACAGGTATCAAAGACCAGTCCAATTGCGAGATGTTGTTCATTTTGTTCTTGCTCTTCCTACCCAAGAATATGGTGACGGTATCGAAATTGCACGTTCCACCGTCATCCATGTTTCTGTATTTGTCCGCTTCTTTCTGAGCGAGTGCGATGTCCCGCTCAAGTTTATCAAAATCTATTTTCATTTCGCCAACATTTTAATGATTGAATGTAATTTACTTGCCAGCTTTGCGTGTAGTTGTGTATTGTCAAAGTCAGACAAATCCCATTTTGCAAACAATTTGCCGCTTTCATCCATTGACTTGTAGTCTACCATAAGCGAAAGGACTTTGTTGCGTTCATACTTTCGTGTCGTAATGAATCGTGATTCCCATTCGCTTTCTTTATGGTTTGCGCATTTTGGAAATACTTTCTTCATGATTCGAATAAGCGCAACGACATCACGTGATTCAAGCGTGTGCCGTGTCCTTGTGCTACCGCTTTTCTCGCTGCGTTTCTTTACGCCATCAGACGATATGCTATAATTGTCACTGGCAGCTCCCAGCTTAACACCTTGCGCTTTTTTCACGGCAAGTGCCTGTTTGGTTCTGATGCTTACAATAAGAGCCTCACGTTCTGCCAACGCAAAGAACAAAGTAAGTGTGAACTTGTCGGTGTGCGGTAGGTCGCAAAACATAATGTTACCATCACCCATTTCCTCGTACACTTGCAACGCCTCAATCGTGTTACGGAATCGGTCTGTCTTAGCAATGACCAAGATTGCTCCATCACGTTTACAATGGTCAATCGCTTTTCTTAATTCCACACAACCATTCAAGTCCTTGCCTGTGTAAACCTCCTCGTAATCAGCGACAATCTCACCACCTTCTCTGTCCACAAAGTATTTGATGATGTCTTTTTGAGCTTGCAATCCCAAGCCGCTTCTACCTTGTTTCTTTGTTGACACACGCCGCCAACTTATGTATTTCTTCTTTTCCATAACTCATCTTTATTTTTTGATGAAGAACGCAGGATTTTCACTCACCGAATAGCCTTGTTCGGTGGCTCGCTCCAAAGCAACGTGATACATTTCTTGCGAGTCACCTTTTGATAACGTCTCGCTAAATGTTAAAAATGAAAAGTAATGTTTCATAATTTGTTAAACCATTTCTTAACTTCATTCCATGTACCATCAATGAGTGGTGTCTTGAACTCATCCTCTCGTCCATACACCTCCCAATGTGCTTTGTCGCAACGATGCGAGCCTTTCTCTAAGTGTTGTACGCAATAAATCACGTCACCACTTTCAATGTCGCAAATGGAGAATTGGTCATATAACGGGCCACAAAACGGACAGTTGTTTTTAAAAAACACATAGCACTTATTCTTGTCAAATTTCTTACTGTCCATGATTGACTCTACCTTGCGGCCAAGAGTCATGGTCTTGTTCCGCAACGCACTATCATTGCAAAACCAATCGTACCAGCCGGCATCAATCTGCACGCTAACGTGTTGGCTGTTAAAGTCACCATTATTAAACCGCTGCACAAATTCCGTAATTGTCATTTCGTTTTTCATTGTTTTGTATGTTTTAAGTTACTTGTAGTTTGTCTCAATCTTTGTTAAAGTTCAAAGAAAACATCGTCCTCATCACCATATTCGTACCACCACCCTTCTGGCAAGCCGTTGTTTTCACCAAATTCCTCCATCAAATCGATGATTTCGTCTGCAATTTTTCTATTCGCTTGACCAATGTCACATTTGTAGTTGTCGATGGTTTCAAGCGCAGCAAAGTCTTCCCCATCGTTCCACGTCTTATTTTCACGAACATATTGAATTGCTTGTTCAAACATTGTTCCCATATACGTTGTGGTAAGATAGTTAAATGATTTCAATAAATTCTTCTTTCAAACCAGCAATTTCATCATAAATGTTTTGCGGTGCTTCAAGGTCAAACACAAGGTCGTCGTACAACGCATTTCGCCAGCGTTTGATGTATTTCGAATACGATTCCATGAATGTAGTGATGTTATACCCAATCACATATACTTTAAAGTTTTTCTTTTTCATATCGTTTCTATTCTATATGTTGGTTGTTGGTTTTATGCTTCAGCACCCATGCACGGATTTGCTCGGGAGTAGTATCAGGATAAACGTGTGTCGTAACAACGAATATTGATGCAAGGTCAATGTAATCTAAATCTCGTTGTTGATGTAAGATATATTCAACGTATGTTTCAGGAGAGACTTCTGTTCTTAATCTTTGTTTGTACTCAGATAAAAGAACTTTCATATCCTTAATGTTGCTGTTGAAAAACACATCTTTCTTGATGTTTGCAATAGTATCCATTTTCATTTTATTTCTTTGATTAACGGCATTGTATCAAGGCCAAGTGTGTAAGTTAACCGCTTGTCTTCGTTTTTAAAAACACGACCACCGTTGTTTTTTTCTAATCTTTTAATGTAGTCGATTGCTGCCTTGCGGTTTGAAAACACATCGTAAGTCACGCGGAACGTAATGCTTGGTGTGGCACTCGCAAATTCACCATACACCACATACACCTTACTTTTACTTTGGTTTAGTATTACTTTCATTTTTTTATTTCTGTTTGTTGGCAGCGGCAAACAAGCACGATGTTTACCGCTGCCGTGTTGTTAATAATAATGTTGTTTACTTGCGTTGGCCTCTGCCACCTTTGAAATACGACCCGTTAAGTATCATTCCGATAAGGCCAAGGATGATAATCAATTCAATCATAAGTTAGTCAATATAATCATAGTAATAATCAATCGCATCATCATTCCCATCGAACCAGTCGAAATACAAATCCTTCACAAAGTAGTAAAGTTCGCTATAAAGCGCAGCCCATTCAGCGTTTCCCCTCGCAGCGTGTTCCCAAGATTTCATGTTAACCGCAATCAGTAATTCGCCGAAGTATTCGATGCTTGATTTCCACCCTTTCAACGCTCTTTGCAGCGTATCAATGACCGCCGCACGGCCGCCGCACCATTCGGCAATGGAAAAGTCACTTGTGAATGTCGTCTTGCGTTCGTAGTCTTCCCGTAAGTTCCTCTCAAAGTTATGCTCGCACCACGCTGCATAATGAAACACACCCTTGAATTTTTGCAACTCGTCGGATAAGTTCTCCACATTCTCGACTTGTTCGCACACTTGTACGATGTCATTGTCTACTCGCTTGTTAAATTCCTTGTCTGTCATAATTTTTAATGTTTGATTTCTTTTATTTTCAATAAAGATTTTACCATACTTTTATCTGGTATAAAGTTAAACCAACCAGCACGATACAACTCAACTGCCGCATCACGATAGGTGATTTCTCCAGCCACAATACTGTCATGAAGCGATTCAAGAATCGGCTTTACTTTTAATGGCTTTTCCATATTCTCCAGTTTTAATTCCAACATAACGATAATAAGGCTCATTGTCAATCTTGTAAGCAAGCTCAAAGGTTCGATACAAAGCCTTGCCAGTGTTCCAATCGTGGCTATAAGGCTCACCGACTTGGAAGATTCCGTTTTTATACGTCCGTGGTGGAACGCATTCAAGCAACTGCCAAAATATTTTCGGCTCGATGATTTGCCCCTCTTGCATGTTCAACGTGCCATCTCGTTCCCAATCTTTGTAAGTGTAAAGTTCCATAAATTATTTGTTTTCGTAGTCGTATATAAAAGCCTTATAGGCCATTTTTAATTCTATCTCGCTCACGCCAAAAGCCTTGCTCATGGTGGTGATAAATTTGTAGTTGTTCATGATAGTTTTTATTTTTTAATATATATTTATTATTTATATTACTTATTATAATTCGTGATGAGTTCAACAACTTCCTGCGGTGTTTCGCAGCCTGCAATGTCATAGTAACAAAGCACCCGTTCAATGTTATTGATTTGATTCTTTTTTAATAAATCAATAACAGTCTTTTCATCCTTGATAGGGTAACCATAGTTGTCTTTGTACGAAGTCGGCAACTCGGAAGTTTCCATCAGACGGAATTCTTGTCTGCGCAACATCGATGGGTGAGCCAGTGGGTATGACATCTTGAGCGTGTCAATCATTTGACCGCTATCTTTGATGCGGACGATTGATAAAAACGGCACACCCAAAGATTCTCTAAATTGTTGTGTTGCTTCTCCAGTGTACAGGTTTACACGCACACCATTTGCCTCAATTAGCATAATGGCGGACACAAGCATTGCTGCGGCACGAATAATCTTGTCTGCCGATATGCTACCAGCAACGGATGTGTTATACATAACAGATATTACACGCTGCTTTGTCCTTACCATTCTCATGTTTATCATGCTATTGGGAGCACCCGAAACATAAGCTGGCACATTTGGTGCGAAACCGACAACACTTGAATACATTTGTCTGCGTTGCCCGTTCTGAGAAATCTTCATGCGAATATCTTGCACCCCAGCATCTTCTATTTTTTGCTGTAACTCTTTATCCCCGTAGAGCATCAAGTCATCGGCTTCTTGATATGTATTTGTCTTGCACCATTTGAAATAGCTACTGCGCTCGCAAAAACTGCCATTTTCATATACATTTTCGAAGGTCTTAGTGACCTTAGCCGTTGCAAGATGCTTGCTAAGGTCACCGACCGAGTTGAATTTATAAACTACTGCGTTCATGATAATTCTTTATTAAAAGATTTTCTTCATTGCTTTCGCCCACGGATTTTCTTTGTCGGCAAGCGACCCGTATATTAAGCGGATTGCATCACTTTCAAGTCCCTTGAATGTACTACGGATGAGGGCTTTTTCTTTTTTGTCTTCACGTGCCTTCATGTACTTGGTTTCACGATATGAAACCACATGGCTGATGCGGCACGACTTGATTGCGTTTCGCACGTCCTCAACAAAGTTAACGAGCGTTTCATCACCTTGGGCGATGACAGGCAACTCAACCCGTCTGTCATATCCCATTTCGTAATAAATCACTCGGTCACGGCTTGATGCGTCTTGCACTTGACCGCTGACATATTCCTCATCTGCGCCCATCATACGGGTGTTGCCAGCTGCCATGAATCGGAATTTCGGATGCGCCTTGACTCTTCCAACGACCGGAAAGTCGTAATAGCCATTGGCCAGTGCCGTGTTTAACACGATGCTTGCTTCTGGGTTACTGCGGTCATACTCGTCTTGAAAGTACAATCCACCGTTTTTGAATGCCTCGTAAAACGATGTGGGCACATAGTTGCCAGCCGCATCCCCATACCCACGAACATCATGCGCAAACAAGATAGTCGTTTGCGGATAGAACTCAAGCCCCAACGCTTTAGCCACTTGTTCAGCCGTGTGTGTCTTACCGCATCCTGCTGCGCCCCAAAGATATGGATAGAAACCTTCTGCGACATCTTTTACGATGTCTTCAAAGTCGGCACAGAACACGCCTTCGACTTCGTTTGGTTTACCTTTGTCAACGGACACCTCAAGCCGTGTCACATGAGTTTTGGCTTGTGCCTTCAGTTCGTCAATGTCTTGTTGTACAGACGCACGGATATTTGTTTCGATGTTCTTTGCCACGTTGGCAAACACAGGCATGAATGCTTGTGCAAGTGCATCGGTCACACCACCCGTGTTTAATGTTGGTGCAGATGCAGTGACAGGTGCCGCAGTCGGTTGAACTTCCTCCGCTTGCAAGTCCGTCGCCGTGGCTGGTATCGCATCCGTTGGTGTCGTGTCGGTCGCTTCTTCAGCGGAGCTGCTCGGTGCTGGTTGCGGCGCAGGAGTTGAGTCTTTTGCGCCACGAGTCTTTGTGATGACCTCCCAACCACCGACAAGCACCATTGTGTCGAGCCCGTCATCGGTGCGACCTAATGGCCGAAGCATCGGATACGAATTGTAAAACCTTGACGTTTTTTTCGGACGAATCGGCTCAGCTGTAATGATGCCATTGACAATGTTAACGTTGCGGATGATTTCCGTGCGTCCGTTCTGGGTGTTTCTTACTTTAATCATAGTTTTTTTGTTTTTGTTATGTTATGTTTAGTTTGATTTACCACAATTCCGAGTCAACGACCTCGGACTGCACTGCGATGCTTTCTTGGTTGAGCACTTTTTTCAATGTGTCGCACAACGCACGAACTTGCTGCTTATTGCAAAACAACAACTCAACGCGCAAAGTCGTTTCGGTCACAAATGTACCGTCATCGTGCTTGTATATTCCAGTGGCCTCGTAGATTGTGCCGCCGTCGAAGTCATTCGTGATTAGGTTACTAACAACCTTGTACGCCTCCAGTGTGCTAATCTCTTGCTTCTTCGTGTCCTTGTCATTCAGGCCCACGTACAATGTGAATTTCTGTATCATAGTCGGTAAAAAGTTATGCTAACATTATTTTATTCATGCACTCTTGTGCCATGTCGCTGTCTGTTGCATGTGCAAGCACAATGCGCTCGCAGTGCGCTTTTTGTCCCTCGTAGCTGCAAACGCTGCCGTCCTCGGTGCTCAACCATGCCAAGCACTGCTCTACACACAAGTTAATTTTAATCATGCGCATACGTTGCCACATGATATTTTTCGCCAAAGTGAATCCTGCTTTGTAGTCCATTGTCGTCGGTTTTTTAGAGGTTCATATTCACTTTTACCCAACGCGGCTCACTGAAAAAACCGCCTGCTTGTACACACACATCCAGCAAGCGCGGTGCAACCTGCTGCCAGTCAAGAATACGCACACCATTCTCGGCCTCGTAACGGGCCAGAAACTTGTTAATTTTGTTAATCATAGCTTTGAATTTTTAGTTAGTTAGTAAGTAGACCTATGCACCCGCATAACACGGGCACATAACGCTTGCGGCTTAACTACCTTTGTGCAGTCTATTTGCTGCACGCCGCCGCAACGACAATGACGGAGGCAGCGTGATATTGAACACGCCGCCCCAGCCATGCACAATTACCCCAACTCGGCACGCACATCCTGCACGATGCACACAATGCCGCCCGTAATGATGCACAAGCACACCACCACGGCCATAATCAAGCCCACCATGATGCGCATAAGTCGTAACGACACCACGGCTTCTCCATCGTGCCCGCAAAACTGGCAACAATACACCCAGCCCCATAACGCTCACCCGTTTCCTCGTCTTCTATCACAACGTTATAACGCTTGCACGTGTCAAACGTTTCCACATAATCCCATAAAACGAGCGGCCGTGCGTCTATATCGTGGGTAAGACAATACCCCAGGGCGTAAATACTGGCCGCGGCCCTGAATTGTTCAACGCCCGCCCAGTCATCGTACAATTTACTGGATAGACCGCTGGACTGGAGCCCCGCATACATTGCGCGGAGCATTCCTTTGATTTCTGTTTTTTTCATTTTAAGTTAAGTTAGTGCAACCGGACGCGCCCACAACCGAGCACGCCCACGCTTTGTGCCTGATGCCTGTTTAATGTCGCACAAACGACCGGAATTTACTTGCTTTCACGGATTTTCTTTGCCTGAGCCAGAGCGGTGAGCACGAGCACGGGGCTCCAGTCTTTCACCTCGGCCCAAACGTACTCGTATTGCTCCTTCCCGTCCGCATCCAGCACGGGCACGGCCGCGGTAATACCTTTTCCGTTTCGCATTACTTGCACGCCGTCAACGAGCACTGGCACACGTTTCGTGATGAGCCGCTCCTTCAGCACGGAGAAGCGCTTCACTACTTTCGTAGTTTTTCCGTTTTTCACCTTTTTGTCCTGATACATTTTGGGCTCAAAGAGCGCCTCGATGGCCTTCACAGTTACTTCATCCTGGCTCTTGATTCCGAGCTCTGCCAGTAAATTTGCAAAGTGATTGTAACACTTTTTCACACGCATTTGCTTTACAACCTGTGTGAAGGTGGAGCACTCTTTTACTCCGGCCTTCACGTCCTTTTTGTAGTTAGACACGATTGTTTTTGCTCCTAAAAAAATAGCTTTTGGTTCCATAATTTTGTGATTTAAGTTATTTAAAATGTTAGTAGTTAGTTTGTTAGTGGCCCCCGAGTCGGACGGGGATTTTTGCAAAAATTGCAATGTGTTAACCATTACACCAGCCACCATATAAGGAATTAACCAAAAAAGGTTAATTAGTTGTCAATCACGTTTTTTACGTGCAATTTCGTTTTTTTTTATTGTGTAGTTAATTGTTACCGCCGTTTTTACAATGTAGTTAAAACGCTGGAAATACACGAATTAACCGGAGTTCAATTGCTGCCATGTGGCTGCCTTCGCTCCATTTAACGGCAATTTTTAAACCGCTTGAAATATAAGCTATAAGCACTCAAGCCGTTAACAATTGCACCACTACAAATAAAACTATTTTCACACGCTGCAATTTGTTGCTTATTGATTCGCAACAAACGCCCAAATATCACACTTTGCGGTTTAATTGTGTACTTACAACCTCTCTTGCAACCTTAACTCCGCGCCCCCGTTGTCATTGCTATCTGACAACGGTGGCGGTTGTTACCACGTTTACATTGCTTTATTTCCATATCTACCAAACGGGGTTATTTTCTTGTATAACCTATTATAGTGGGTTCCAGCCACTTAATTACAACTGGATAGATTTAAGTTTTTCCAGTGGTAATTTTACACTTTGTTTCAAATGTTAGTCTATACAATAAACAATCAAGGCGGAGGAATCAATACTTTTGCCAGCCGTGTGTCGCAAACATGTCAAGGAGCGTTTGTCAGTGTCAACCGACAATGCAAAAGTATATTGTCTGCAATAGTTTGTCAATAGTTTTTGTCGTATTTAATATTTAATTAACTGTTATTTAACTATTGAGTTTTTTAAGTAATTGATTTTTAGGCATTTAATTTTGAATTGTTAAAATGATATTTTCATCAAATTGTTAATTATTTTAAGATTTAGTTAAGAAATAAATACAAATATTTAAATATATTCACTAAAAAATCACCATTTAGATAAATTCTAAACATGAGACTATTGTAAACGCTTGATTTACAGCGTTTCACGACAAATTGAATGTGTTAATTTATGTGAATTTTATCGTTTGGTTGTGGTAATTTTGGACAAAAAAGTGAATGAATAAATAATTATTGAATATTATTGTATTGTTATCTATTTTTCATACATTATGCAATAGTTAACTATTTATTCATTATTATGTATTATTATTGTATATTTAACAATTACTACCAAAAATAACATTTTAACATTAACTTAACTTAATTTGCTGTTTGTAAGTGATTGATATTTATATTATTATAAGCGATTTTAATTCTAATGGCGTTTTAACACGAAAGTTATACTACGATACATTTCAAGCAAAAAACACGCTTAAAACGCAAATAAATCACTTTTACCTATTATTGTAATAAATTTATTTATACAATTTATTACAATTTTTAAACTATTCAATAATAATTTAATTTTATACATTATTCTGTATATTATATTTATATTTATAATTATTATTAGTTATTGTTGTATAGTGTTATTGTCTTTTATCATATTGAATTAAATTTAATTAAATATGCAATAATTAAGTATTATAATACATTTATATATTATTGTTTATTATTTAGAATAATTCAAAAGTGAATATTTGTGTTTATTTATTGATTTATAGACAATTATGGCCGTTTTATTTGTGGTAAATGAACATTTAAAACACGCAAAAAATAGCTAATTGCCTGGGTATCAGGTATTTATGTAATACGTTTCGCGCTTTAATGGGGGGTGGGGGGTAGGCCACCGCAAAAGCCGTGTGGTGCAAACAAAGATTTTCGAAAAACGGAAAAATTTTTAAAAACGGGGAAATTGTTGTTGTGCATCTATTGTCAGGATTGCCTTATTTCGCATTTTTTTGCGTTCTGTTGCGTTTTTGTGTCTATGTTGGTATAGTTGTTCATTTTCGCAATTTCGTGGCCTTAAAAGTGCCTTAAAATGCGTTTTATTCATACGGTGGGTATATGTTGAACAAAAAACGTATAGTTATTTAGTTGTTTTTCAGCATTTTGTGTATTTTTCGATAAAATTTATTTGTTATTTAGTAAAATGTTTATTATTTTTGCGATGCGATTAGCGTTTTGTGTTTAGGTTGTTCACTACGTCAGGCTTAATCACGGGATGTTGGTTGTGTAGTAGCATTGTTTGGTTCTGCAATTTATCATTTGAATTTATTATTTGTGTTGTATTGTAGGGCTGGTTTAGTATTGGAGTAGTGACCGATGTTGAATCAGCCCGATTTTTTGTAAATTTTTATGGAGTTATCGAATGATTTATCGTGTAGATTTTGTGTGATTCCGGTTGGGTTATTGTTGGATAGTCGTTTATCGGAGTCGGTGCGGTTATTGTATTGTCGTCTTGTTGCTGGTGACATCAGTTTGGACTATTCGGATGCTGCGGTTGTGTCCGGTTTGCGGGAGTTAAGTTCGTATGGTTGGGTTGATTTATCGTTTGACGGTGCAGGTGTTTTAGCGTCGTGTCGTATTTTGTCGGTCAATAGTCGCAATGTCACTCATGAAAAAGCGGAAATTAAAACTCGCGCGCATGCGCATGATAATAAATATACAAATACAATAAATAATAATAACGAAGTAAATAATAAATCAAGCGATAATATCTCTACTGATACTGAAACCAGTAATACAGTAACCAGAGATGGTGATAACGAAATTAAGATAAGATGGATAGATTTACAAGAAACAGAAAAAGAAGAAGAGAAAAAAAAATCTAAAAAAGAAAGAACAACAAGAAAAGAAAGTGTGGATTTTGACTTTGAGCAGTGCTGGGTTGCGTACAGGCGTAAAGGCAGCAAGAAAAAGTCTTTTGAGCAGTGGAAACGTTTGCCGATTGATGATAGAAAGTTGGTTTTGCCACATATACATGCGTATGTGGGCTGTCGTCAGTTGGTGTATCAGCGTGATTTTGAGCGTTACTTGCGTGACAAGACATTCAAGGATATAGTTCTTGATGGCACGGTTGTGGTTTATGACCCGTCCAAGGCCGATATTGCAAGTGGCCGTTATTGTCCTACTACGGGTGGGCAGTTGCGTTGGAACGCCATTCAAGGTTGTTTTGTGTTCACGGGCATTGATGAATCGTGTATTTTTGATGGTTACACGGATGAAACGAGGCCGGATGGTGCAGAGGTGTTAATGAACAATGGCCGTGGCAAAATCCGTTGGTCGTCCGAATTGAAGTCGTGGGTTAAGTTGTAGAATCAACGAGAATGCCGTTTATTTGCGTTCTAACGGCATTAAATATCAAAAACGATAAGTTGTTCATCTAAACATAAAAAATCGCTTAAAATGAAAATTAGATTAAAAATTGCACAAGTTTTGCCCTATCGTGTCTACAATGACAAGAAAACGGGACAAGAAAGCCGCATTTATTCGGCTGTCGGAGAAGTGGTCGATGGCGTTCAGTCGGATTATGCTCGCAATGTCAAGTTTGATGTGTTTGGTGATGATGTTTGGTTGCGTATGGGCATTGCGATAGGCCAAACATACGACATAGAGTTTGACATTAGCAGTCGTCAATGGAATGGCCGTTGGTATGTTTCTATCATTGCACGCAGTGCCACGATTTGTTCCGTTGGATAATTTTGCTTATCTTTGCGCAAAATGGCAAATTTCACGCTCATAGGGTACGTCAAGTCATCGTTTCGCAGCGATGGCAAGACTCGTGTTGTCGTTGGTGAATACATACAAGGTCGTCGCAACGAGGATGGTGACATTGTTGATGAAAGGATGGATTTGTGGTATGTTTTTTTCCCGAAATCATCATCACGCCATTTGTTGAACTTCAAGTGTGGTGACCTTGTTATCGTCAAAGGAACGATTCATCAGTCGTTGCCCGGTAGCGATTATGCTTACTGCATAAACGGTGAGTCAATCAAGCACTTCTACACACGGAACATGTTGGACGAGGTGAAGAGAGAGAAAGTATCAAAAAAGATGATGGATGAATATGGGGAAACGCCAGATATTTCGTCCGTCAAAAATGATTTTTAACAACATAAAATTTATTTAGTTATGGCACGAAAAAAATTATTGAAGAAAGAAGAAGTCGAGCAAGTAGCACCGGTGGTGTCGGTCGATGAGTCATTGCGTCTTGCGCAAGAGGAAATTGCTGCGCTGAAACGCCAGTGCGCAGGTTTGAAAGGTGAGAACACGAAGTTGAAGTCTCAGTTGTCGGAAAAAGACAAAGACTTGCGTTCATTGCGGCAGATGTGCAGAGATTTTGACAACGAGGTTGCCGAACTGAACCATTTGCTTGATTATTACATGAGTCCGTGGTACGAGCGCATCTTTATGAAAAGGCCGTGAGGGACGAGTTGTTTGATTTCTACAAGAATGCGTTAAGTGGTGCGTTAGCCGAACCGCTTTGCGCCGAATACAAAGACGAGTGGAGGTCGGCATCTGGTGACAAAGAACGTCTTGTTGCCTTGTCGTTGCGGCAGCAGTCGATACCGTTTTTTGCGCACTATTGCAGCAAGGGCAAGGCACTTGATAAAGATTACATACTTAGCACCTTTGCCGGTTACATCAATGGTTATACGATACACGATGCAGATGGTGTGTCTGGTTATACTTATGGCCTTTATGTAGATTGGGATGGTGACAATGACATTGTTGTCGATAAAGATGTGTCACATATCATGTGGACGGCCGATGCCGCGTTATTTGTCCCTGCTACAAAATGTCCGGTGATTTATTTGTCAAATAATAGCAATGTTCACCTTGTTTGCGATGGTTATAATAGCGTTAAGCTGTATTTATTCGACAATAGTGGATTAACCATTGATGATTGCGATAATGATTGCGACATAACGATATATAAGTACGGAAGTAAGTGTTTTGTGAACAAAGGCCGCTATTGTCTTTGCGAAAGAATCCATGAACACGAAAAAGAGTTAAGATTATGACGTTAAGTGGTAAATATTTCATTAAAACCGATTCAGATGGGCAGTACACGGACATCACAACATTGATGAACGGCGTGCGCATATTGTCCGTGAGCGGCATGTTTTCAAAAGGGAAAGCGGTTAATGTCTACAATGAACAATGGGTTAACAGCCAAGTGGAGGACTTTTTTATCGCAGATGAGGATGAAATGGGCAATCCATTGGTCATCCGCGAGAATGTGGATATTGAAGTCACATTTATTGTCGGGCAGCGTTATGCGTCAACACAAATTGATGTTGGTGCGGTTCACGATGCGTTTGTAGACACGTTGACGAGTAGTGACATTTGGATACGTTCTGCATACGCACAAAAAGAGGTGCGTTGTGCTTGTTTAAGCGACTACGCACCCACAACGGTTAAGTTGTCACGTGGTGACAATTCAATAATCTTGGGTACAATCAAGTTGCATACGCTTGACATACCCAAGCCTTATTAAAATCAATTCGTTAATTCGACACGCATGGCCATGCCGCTTGGGTTAGACCATCCAAGCAATATTCCTTGTATGGCCACCTGTATAGCGTAAGACTGCTGTAACTGTAGCAGCATTTGCGCTTGTATTCCAATTTGCGAGTCAGAGTCAATCATAACAACGGCATCACGTATCTGTGTCAGCAATTCGCTATGCAGATACACTTGTTGGCTTACGCTGTTCATATATGCCTCAAGCGCACCGGCGGTGTCCTCGGTTATAGACTGTATACCTTGTTGCAGAGCACTGAGATTCTTGTTTGCGTTGCCGCTGCCATAGCCAATTCCCAACGCTCCGTAGATGGTCGTCAGCCATTGATTGATGCTTTCACCAATATCCCCACCTTTTGCCAACTCCGCCACTTGTCGCAATTTGGCAAGCATCTCTGTATCCGACTCCTCTCCCGTTATCGTGTCAAGCATGTCGAATATCGGTTTTAGCCTCATCGCTACCACCTTGGATGCAATGGCCTTCAATATCATATTGTCAATCATGTCATCAAACTTGCCGTTCAGCGCATCCATTGTGTCTTCTCCGGCTCTCCATGCCTGCACCCAAGTATTAACGAAATCCTCTGCGGCAGATTTTATGTCGCTACCGAATAGCGTGTTGGCGATGTCTTGCGTCATATCCGCTATTTCATTCCTTGCATCAATGATTTCACCCTCAAGCGATATTATCTTGTCCTCGTCTTGATTCTTTTTCTTTCTGGACTTTTCAAGGTCAAGCTGCCTTTCCAACTCGGTCAGTTGCAGTTGTTTGTTAGCGATAGCCGCCTTTCTTGCTTGAATCTCTGCACTTCCCATCGATTTTTCAACCGCCCGTTCAAGGTCTTTGTAAGCATTGGCGAGACGTGATACGGTGCGCTCGCTATCCTTGACCTTGCGGTCGATTCGTTTGTTGCCGTTGTCAAACCACGAACTTACCGTTTGCCATAAACCTTTCACTGTGTTTAAAGCACCACCAATATAGTCGCCGCTTGCCATTTGGCCGATGCCTTGTGCTGCCGTTCCAACACCTTCGATTGATTCGGCTATATCATTGATTGCTTCTTTCGTGTCATCATCTGCGCCAAGCGCATCAAAGATGCTGCCAAATTCTTTAACAATGTTGGCAACCTTTTGCACCTCGCTACCGATGGTTTCCATACCGCTGCCAAAGTTCTTCAATTTACCATTCGCATCACGCGAGAAGCTGTCTTTGATTTTCTCCCAAGGGCTTTTCTTTGCTATCTCGTCCTCAACGTGAGTTATTTGTTTCATGATGCGGATGTATTCTTCAAGGGTCACCGTACTTTTCTTGATATTACCATCTCTGTCTTTTGAGTAGATGTCGTAAACCGTCTTCCCTTTTTCGTTGGTGCGTTGTTCGTAGCCGATGCCGCTGCCATCTTTGCGTGGCTGCATGACTTCTTTTGCTGCGCGCACAATTTGCTTCAACCTGCCAATACTCAGATTATACAAGTCACCGAACAATTCCTCATAGAAAGGCATCAACTTAATGCTTTCCATCTTTAATTTTTCGATGGCCTCTTTCTGTGCTTGTATCTGTAAATCGAGTAAGTGCTGTTGTGCGGCATTCGTCTCTTTCATGCGTTCTTGTTCAAGTGTAGCAAGTTTGGCTTTTTCAATCTCGATTTTCTTGTTCAGGTCGCCAAGTTTGTATTCAAGGTCACGGGTTTGTTTGACAACATCTTTCGCCCAATCCTTTACAACATTTTGCGCATCCACGAAATCAGCCTTAAAATTATCAAGCGCCTCTCCGGTCAGACCAATGGTGCGTCCCCAATCCGCCCAATCCTTATCAGAGGCAGTGAATACATCAAACGGTGCAGCACCGTAGTTTAACTTCTTGCGACGTTTGTCAAATTCATCTTGTACCCTATCCATATATTCATCGATAGTTTGTGGCATGTTCATTGTGTCGATATTGAACATATTTGAAAATAAACCGCCAAGGTCTGGGTCTGCATCAAGTTCAATGGCCAATTCGTATTCCTCTTTCAGTTTACTCAACTCGTTGTGCAATCCGTCAGTGATTTTCTTGAAGTCATACGTCTTGGCATCTATTGTTAGCTTTTGAATCTCAATATCAAGGTCTTTCAGCGATGTCGTTTTTACTTTTCCGCTTGCGATAAGAGCCTCCCTTTGTCTTGTTAGCGTATCAAGCAACTCCTTCACGTTTTTACCAGCGAATGCGCTTGCATTAAACTTGTCGATGCCGTACTTGGTAAGCACGTTGTTCACACGTTTCAGCGTAGCCTCGTACCCTTGCGCGGCAAGTTTCATCGCATCTATATTGTTTACTCCAGCTTTGCGCAGCTTGTCGTAGTTCGACTGCATCTCTTTGATGATGGATAATTCATCTTTTAATGCCTTCGCTACCTCATCTTCTGGTTTCGCTCCCTTTCTTCCTCCACCAGTGCGTTTATTGCTTGCTTTTGCGGCTTTTTCCTCTGCTTTGGTTAGTGCATTGTAAGCATGAATATCTTTGATAAGTTCGTTGTTTTGTTCTTGCCACTTTTCCTTGTTCTTATCAAAGTATTCTCCACCTGCCGTTTGTGCCGTCTTAATCTGTTCCTCAAGTTTTTCTTGTTCATCTTGTAGTTGCTTGATGATTTCAACTTGTGACTTAGCATTGGCTATCTCACCCTTTGCATCTTTTCCGGTTCGTGTCTTATAATCTTGTAATATGTCGCTTACCGGTTGGCCAATGGTCTTGAAATACACCGGTATCATGACCGACCAAAGATTGGCGTTCTGAACAAGTTTCCAAAGGTCGTCAAACGCCACTTGATACTTGGTGGAAAACTCTTTTGCAATCTTTTCTGCCCACGCTTTCCATCTCCCTTGCGAAAAGTCTTGTGTCTTGATTTCTTCTGCCGACATTCCACGGAACATATCCTCAGTTGATGTGCGTTGCGTTGCGGAAAGGAACTTAAAGAACTGTTCGGAAAGACTTTTTTGTTCACCGAACTGTTCCAGCCACGATGCTTTTTCCGCCCGAAGCCTTTCCTCACGCTCCTTGTCACCTGTCTGTTGTGCGTAAGCGATACGCTTGTCGATTTCAGCTTTATAGCCATTTGTCAACCTTTGTTCAAGCTCATAGCGGAACTTGAAAATTTCTTCCTCGCTTTTACCTTCGGTGAGTTTCTGTACATTCGTTTCCATCAACTCCCTTTGTTGCAACGGAGATAGATTGTACTTGTTGCTTACATTTTCAAGCGACACGGCCAATGCATCAAGTTCCTTTCGGAATTCTTCGGAATCCTCCGTATAGTCCTTGAATACAGAGTTTTTTGTGTAACTAAACAATTCGTCTCTTGCGTCTTTGATGCTTCCGAATGTTTCAACGACTTTCTTACTGCTTTTAAAGAAATCATCAAAGTCATCCATAAGCCCCTCTCCGAACAACCCATGCCATAGCGTCTGGTTTACTTTGATTTCATCTGTGCCAAGTTGCGAAATAACTCCTTGCACCTCTTGCAGCTGTTTCAGATACCCAAGCCCTTGTTCGATGCGTTCGCTTAAATCCCTTGTTTGCTCAAGTTTGGCAATAAAAACGCCACTTGCTGCACTTGACTTTTCTATTTCATCACGTATTGAATCCCATGCCCTTTGCAAGTCTGTAGTGTCGGTTTTATCGAAATTCGCTAAGAACTTGTCAATACTTTCAAACCGTTCTTTCCCGACATTGGCAATGCTTTTATTGAACTCTTCTACAGCTTCATTCGCGTTGTATAATGACGTGGCCATATCGGTAATCGCTGCAATGCCCACAAAAACCCAAGTCCACGGATTAGCAAAAAGTGCAACGATAGAGCTTTTGAGATTTTGTACCAGATTTACGAGTTTTTGCCCAAAAACCAATCGTGCGGCAACAGCTGCACCATGTTTTTTTTCAGCGGTTGCGACCCAAGCGTAGTAAGCAAACTGTGCCGCTTTGAACAGTCCGAAACTAATCAACAATGAACGAATTATATCGTTGATGCTTTTCCAATGCAAGAATAATTCCTTTAGACCTGCAATCGGGTACGATATAAGCGATTGATTGGATGCGCCAATATCATTCAACATATTCATCCACGCAAGGTTAAGATTGGCAAGTTGCACCCGCAACGTGTCTGCCATCTTTGCTTGGAAATCAAAGAACCGACCACCCTCGTCCGTCATTTCATTCACAACATTCATCACATCGGCGTAGGTGACTTGTTTCTTTTTCATTCGGTCATACACATCGGTAACACTGACAATCTTGCCCTCCAATTCCGTGTATCGGTCTGCAAGAATCTTTACAAGTGGGATGCCTGCGTTGGCGAACTGCCTTGCTTGCAACGATGTAAGATAACCAAAACTTTGCACATGGCCAAGTGCGTAAGCGATGCGCTCGATTGGAGCACCGACAGCTGAACTAATATCCGCAAGTCGTCTTGTAGTATCAACCACCTCACCAGCCTCAATTCCATAGGCGGTAAGCTGTTTCGCTGCATTAGATAATTCGATAAGCGTATAAGGAGAAACAAGTGCCATCTGCGACAACTGATTGAATATCTGGCTACCACGCTCAGCACTGTCCACAAGAATCCCAAGTGCTTTTTCTGTCATTTCGTATTGCCCACGAACCTCAATTAGTTGCTTGACAAACTGCGTGCTTGCCCCAACGGTAAAGTAGAAAGCAAGTCGGTTTTTCATGTAATTCCATGACCGTGCAAGCGCATTGTTTGACCCAATCATTTGTGCGTTGGTTGACATCAGTTTGTTGTAATTTTGTTGCAATCTACTGATTTCCCTATCAACATCTTGCATTTCTTTTACAGCGTTCTTGTTGGTTGGGGATATGTCTATGCCTCGCTTATAAGTATTCAGTTGTTGCAGTTTGTATGCTATTCTATCCAACGTGTCTTCTCGCAATCCAAATACAGCATCTTTAGATACAGGTCTGTTTAGCTCTTGTTGTAGTTCTCTTGCAGCATTTCTTGCACGTTGTATTTGGTCTATCAGTGTTTTCCCGTTTTCGCTACGCCTTTGCTCCTCCGTTAGCTGATTATATGCGGTTGTGAGTTGTTTAATTGTTTTCTGCAACGCATTGTATGACGCTTCGGTGGTGTCGTTGATTTGAACCTGGCTTCTTGATAATCGCAATACTGCGGCAACAGCAGATTGTAAATCTCCATAGTCTGCAAATGTCATTGCTTGACTTGCGGCACTCCTTGTTTTTGGTACAGAGCTCCTTGCACCATCAAGTTGTTTTTCTGCCTCAAACAATTCACCGATTCGTTTATTTAGCCTCGTGACCTCTTCTTCCGCCGCTTTAATACGTTCAGGCGATATGATGTTTTTCCCTTCTACTTTCGAAAGAATGATTTCTAACTCTTTTAATTTGTCTTGCAATTCAGCAACTTTGTCATTTGCCGCTTTTATTCCCATTACATCCTCAAATTCTTTTCGTAATAGGTTGCTTGCAACCGCTTGGCGTTGTTCTTGGCTTGTGGTTTGTTGTGCAGTGCTTGCTTGTTTCCTACGTTCATTTGTTATTCCTTGCTCTATCTTCAATATCTGATTGCGCAAGTCCTCCTCATTCTTGAATTGCAAAAGAATACGTTGCCCATCACCAGCAGTATAATATGCGCTACCACCTTGCCCACGACCTTTCTTTGAAGCCATGATTTGTTGCGCCGCTTGCGCCGCTTGTTGTTCTATGGCGGCAAAGCGTTCCATTTCTTGCCCCATTTGTCGTATGCGATTGCGTGCGTCTTCTAATTGTTGGGTTAACTCTGCACGACGACCAGACACAAAATCAGTTTGGGAGACCTTTAACTGTTCTTGTTCTAATCGCTTGATATTATTCTGCGCCTCTACTATCTTTTTATTCAGAGCTTCAAATTGTTGCGTCAACGCACGTTGTTCGTTTGCATCGCTCGCCGGTGTTTGCCGCAATCGTTCTTGTTCTTTTCGATAGCGTGCTATTTGCATTTCTGCATGCCAAATCTTGCCGCTGAGAGAGTCCCACGCTTGTTGCTGCATGTTGATGTTTGCGGCATCCAATGTTTTTAGTTCACGCTGGAGTTCGTGGATTTTCATTCTCGTTTGGTCAAGCTCGCTGTCTTGTCTTGCCGACCAACGCTCCCTCGGTCTCATGGATTGCTCGGCACTCTTGCGACCCATCTCGATGATTTGGTTCAGCCTTGCTTGTTCTTGTCGTGCTTTTTCAACCGATTGCTTGTATTCATTGTTAAACTCTTCGATTGCTTGTTTCTGCGTTTTGAAGATATTCGGCTGATTGGCTGCACGTTGAATTGCTTGTGAAACAGCATCGAAATTGCTGGCCATCTCCTTGCTTAAATCAGTAATCGACTTCGTGTTGATTCCAAAAGTCATATCACCGATTTTTTTAAAAGACTTTTGTATGTAATTGACAGTTTCATCGACATCAGACCGCATGCGCTCCGTGCCTTTTGCCAGATTGTCAACGAGATTGTCGATTGATTTTTTCAACTCGCTATCATCAAGTCTTGCGGTTATAATGGTTGCATCTGCCATGATATTCTATTTATTTGTCGTTTTTTTCTTGCTTTTGTTTTTTTTCACAGGGATGTCGTATTCCTCACCTGCTTTTAGTTCAGGTAGTTTTAGACCACCTATGAAGTTATCGAGTTTTGTCTGCGCTTTCAGTGCCTCTGCGTAGTTTGTCCACGCTTTCTTGTCAGACCCACGCAAATATTTAGTATGTGTGTTGTCTACAGCCATGAATTGTATCTGCGCACAACTTAATTTATACAAGTAGTCATCCAACGTATATTGTGGGAATGCCCTTATGAAGTCGGCTGCGTCCGCAATGACAGTGCTTCCATAAACTGTAAGGCTGTCTCCTGTGATTTCTTCTTCCGCATCAGCAGCGAATCCGTAGCCATACTCACCGATTTTTTGAGTAAAAAAAAAGCACTTAGGTCTATCGACTTTATCGCGCCAAGTATGATTGCCGCCCATTCATTCGGTTCGTAAGTGCTATTCATTACCTTCATCTTCATCTTGCTAATCCACCGCTCATTTCTTGTCATCGCCTCATCGTTGTCTTGCACACCGTCCGGAGTAAAAAGGTGATTGCATAAGATAATTGCCATTACCTCGCACATCGCATCTAAATCCGTGCATAAAGCAGTAACAATCTTGTTATCGTCATCAACCATCAACGCATCGGCTTGTTTCATGTCCATGCAAAGTTTTGCAATGCGATAGACGCTATAAAAACGCATATCCTTTACTTTGTATTGCTTTCCACCAAGATGCACAATAGACGGTGAATCGATGATTATATCAGCAATTTCTCTTTTAATGTCAATAGGGAAATCTTGTAATTCGACTACTTGTTGTTCTTCCATTTTCGTAAACGTTAATTGTGAAATGATAATGCTTTCATGAACAAAATAAAATGGGGATGCGAATGGGGAACACCCCTAAAACGCATCCCCACGTTCACGAAAACAAAATGTACTTTGTTAAATTACACCTTTCTGTAGTAGGTCTTACCATCGACCACCTCGGTGTCCCAAGTTAAGCGATAGTTTGTTCCATCGCTCTCAAAATACCCTTGCGACTTCGGGTTTCCAGAAGGACTTGTTACCTCCTCAAACTCGGCAGTCGAGCCACCTACAATCTTGTACATGTGCTCTACGTCGTTGGCATCAGTCCAGTTAAGCGAGGTGATGGTAACACTGTAGTTCAAAGCCCCATCCTCGTCTTTCTTGATTGTTCCTACCGTAAGACCTCGATAAAGAACAAGGGCACTATTTCCACGTTGGAAGTCGAGTTTCCACTCATACTCAGTAGTAAACGCATTTGCCGCGCCTTCATAAGTGTCTGTTGCTGCGTCGTACGAGCCACCGAACAAGGCTGGAAGCTCAGACAAGTCGTAGTTTGCCAATTCAAAAGTAAAGGTCACGGGATTGCCATCATAAAAGATGTCAAAAGGAGCGTCGAAGAACTCGGCTTCGATTTCAGTCGAATCGGGTTCATCCTGTCCAATCGTAAGACCTTTCAACACACCGCTAACCTTGGTGTACTCTCCGCTTCCACCGACAGGGCGATAGCTCAGCATAGAGGTTTTGATAGTTGTTTTTTTGCTCATTGTTTTATTCCTTTCTATAATTTAATGAATTACGTTTTAATCAATGTTGACGATAAATGATTTCACGAAAGTAAAATAGGTATTATTGGCGTTATTCGTTTCCTCTCCATCCATCGAAAGAACACTTCCATCTTGAACGTGGTAATGTTCATCGTTTGCTTTTGAGGCATTAACAACCACTTGGTTTATAGCATCTTCAAAGGCATTGAACTTATCAAAGTCAAGCCTTCCCCTTGTGATTGGTGGCACGTATGCTTGAACATAACACCGAGCCCAAGCGTATGTTTGACGGCTGAACTCGCTTTCATCATTCAAGTCACCTACACGGATGACGATAAAGCCGTCCGTTGTGTCAGACTGTGTGAGTTCTTGCGGTTCACGCATGGAATACACATTCTTTGTCACAACATTGTAGAACAAGTTGTATAAATAGTCGTATATCCCTATTCTTGATTCGTTGAACATATATTATCTTGGTATGTAAGTTTCGAATGCTACGTTCGCCGGTTCCAGTTCTGCTTTAACCATATCAAAGTGGTGCGTCATAACTTGCCATTGAAAGAACTTGTTTGATATTGCGTGTGTAAAGCCTTTTTCCCAATAGCCCCAATAAGGTGCAAGGATTGCGAAAAACACTTCCCAACCGCTATCTTTAGGCTTGTACGATGAAAGAAACTGCTTGGCTAAGAAATGGCCATTCACAGCTTGGCCTTTTGGCTTAGAATATTCGTGCAAATAAGAATCCTCAATAGCCGTTTCGCTTCTGTAATAACCATTCTTTTGGCGTTTTCCGTTGTAATACACAGCAAAGCAAAGGCTGTCAAGCAAATTGCCAGTACGGTCAAGGTTGTGCTTTGTATTCGCAACGGCTATGTCGTTGCCAATCCTTTGCATTTCCTCTTCCGCGTATGCGACAAGACGCGCGGTCTGTTCTTTAACAATTTGCGCCAACAAAACACTACCAAACTTTTTAGCGTTGAACTTTACTTGCGTCTTGCGTGCCATAATACATCACCAACTATTTCGTGCTGCATGAATGCTTATGCCACCGATTTGCGATGGGTCTGCATTATCAACGGTCAGCGTGAATGTTTCACCGTATCGAGTGATAGAAATCTTGTCCCCTTTCAACGGCACAATCCAGTTGCCGTCTTTGTCTTTGGTTAGCGGTATTGATATGATGTATGACGATGTTTGCATGGTTCTTCCCTCTTCGTCCGTTACCATGTGCTCGTCCATCACACCATTGTAAATGACAATTTCTTTGTCAGATTCACGGCCGCTTCCCTCAATTGTGCGTGTAATGGTGCCAGTGTAAGGGTATTCAAGTATTTCTCCGCTCAGCATATCTTAATCACGTCTACAATGGGTATAACCTTAATCTTCTTTGCGTTAGCAAGTTGTTCCAACGTGTCTCCTCTATCGTCACCATAAGTGTTGTAGATACGAATTGCGTATTTGATTTTTTCGTCTTGATAAAAATCTTGCTCTTGCCCAACAGTTTTTTGATAACCATTGTGTGATTGTGACAAAGATGCCGTATTTGATGGGCTTAACAGCACGGCAGTAAATATGATGTCGGCAGTCATAAGTTCCCTTTGCTGCTTAGTCACGCTACTACCATACACATCAGCATCTGGGTCGCATTCTCTGTCATAAGCAATCTTAATAAACGTTTTTTCGTCAAACGTGTATCTTGTCGATGCTTTAAGCCATTCAAGTACGGTCATCTTTATCCCAAATCATTTTAAGCGGTTCGTGTAATGTCAACCACAACGTGATATTGTGACTCGTCAAGCACCGTGGCGTAACGGCCAAGCACATCCGTATGGTACGACTTCAGCATTCCATTGGGGGTGATTTTGTTAATCACATAGAGGAAGTTCTGAACTTTTGCAAGCGAGAACTGTATACCACTATTCACCTCTCCGCTTTGCATCAGTTGCACATCAGCGGTCTTGGCATGAACAAGTACGCCTGCATAACCAAGAGGTCGCAACACAACCACATTAGGATTCCAACCGCTGACGGTGTGGTAAGTTGTGATGCCTTGGACGGTTTGCTGCTCACGCACGACACGGATAGGTGAAATCTTGCTGATAGGGGAACGGCTATACTCTACCAGCTGTTCCCAAGTGATTGTAGACACATCGGTCGAGCCGCCAGCGTTGTTGATGATAACAACCTTGTCGGGAGCATAGAGCCGGATATAACGATTAACCTCCTTAACAAATGCTGCATTTTTCAAAAGAATGTTCACAACGGTGTTCCAAGGAATGTCCCACTCAAACGGAGTTCCATCGGGAATATAATTAGCATCTTTGAAGTCGGATTCAATTTGACGCATCTGCTCAGGAATATCAGCATCGGCCGATGTCCACACTTCATCGATAGCATGTTTGAAGTTTGCAGCAGGGATGTATGCAGACTGATGGGTCGTTACACCGCTAAATCCTTGCGTGGTCTTGGGATTTGATACAGTACCAAGATTGATAGTGTTGCCATATTCGCCACCACGTGAAAGCGTTTGAGCGGCCATATTTGACACGGTTAACATGTGCGACTTAACAAGGTCAGCAACACCACGAGCAAAGCCAACAACAAGGTTTTGGTCGCCACCTAATTCTTGCAATCGAGCAGCAAGTTCAAGTTTCGACATGGATGTTTCAAACAGTCCCTTGCCGTATTGATAGATGCTGCCGGTCTTTTCCTCGAATCCCTCGGCATCAAGTTGCATGGTTTCCGATAGAGGAGCCATAGCATCAGCCATGGGAACAGTTCTGTTGATACGTTGGCGAACAGTCCAAGCAGGGTTTTTCTTTAAGTCTGCAACATCAATTTCGTATTCGTTGCCCTCAACTCGGAAATGTTCTTGCCAGAAAAATGCGTTTTCTTCAATCTCGATGGTATTGTCGATAAGTGCCTGCAAGAAGCCTTGATTTGTACCATCGAGAAATCCTTTCTGATACAATCTTTCAATTGCCTCGTCAGGTGTAAAATGGAACTTAAATGCGTTAGCCATAATTTTTCCTCCTTTCTTTAAATCCAGAAAATACCATCAATGTAAGAACGGTTCTTGGCAAGCACATAGGTGGGCAGCGGTTGCATGCGTGCAATCCATGCCATCTTGTCAAAAACAGTGCTGATAGAATAATTCGTGTCCGTAGACAATCCGTAACCAGTGGTAGGCAGCAAATCACGGTCTGCCTCGATGAACGTGTTGGGGTTCTTGACAAGAACCTCTGCGGACTGACTTGCTGTTGTTCCTGCTGCTTCAACGAGAATTGCACCAGCACTTGCAGTAAGAGCCGTGTCCGTTGTCACAACAAACTTTGCGTTTGCTTCATCATAACTTACTGCGGTTACCTTTGCCGACTGACCAGTGCCCGTAGCGGCATTGGGTGCTACCATAAGGAGCATTCCAACCTCTGGTGCATCGGAATAGCCGTCTGCCTTGATGTTGATTGTGGTGCTACTTGCGGAAATCACCTCGAATGAGCGGAAAATAAGGCAACCAACGCCCGGCGTATATTGCACGAGTTGTCCAGCCCACAAGTGGCCAAATCCCTTGTTTGGGTTCAGTATGGTTCCACCAAGCAGTACATTCTTGCGAGACTCGCCATTGCTGTCCTTAACCCAAACCCACTTACCGCCGCGAACTTTTCGTGCGGTTTCGTAGAAATAAGCCAAGTTTGTTACTTGCATAATCTTTAATTTTTTGTTTAACTTTTATTGAACTTTCACTTTTGGCAAAGACGCAAGAAAATCTTCATCACGTTTTTGACTTTGTTTTGGTGCAAGTGGTTTGATGTCTCCGATGGAATCTTTGAAGATTTCTTGAAATCGTGCCACCATTGCGTCCGCTTGTTCCTTGTCGTCTTTATCAAGCATCACGTCAATACCTTTGGCAAATGTCTCAAATGACTTGTGTAGGTCTTGTCTGATGCCATCTTTGGCAATAGTCATGATGTCTTGGAATTTTTGTCGTTTCGCCTCTTTGTCCTTGAACGTCTTTAGTTCATCAAGTTGCTCTTGGACTTCTTTTGGTATAGTCTGCTCAACAGCATTAGTTTTAGCTCCTTTGCCACCAGCATTGCCGATTTTTTTGTTCAACTCCTCGATTTGACGTTTGTAATCGTTTTCTCTTTCTTCAAACGTCTTGGTCTTGTCAGTTATTATAGCACTTGCACTGCTAAATGCTGTGCTAATCGAAAACTTTAAATCCTCCAACACACTTTCATCGTCAAAAGTTTTGTCCTTGTTGCGTTTTAAAAAATGGTCGGCGAATTTGTCCTTAAAACCATCGGTGAGTGTCGCACTTGTGTAACTTTTCTCGTTACAAAAATCATTTACTTTCTGTAAAATTTCTTCTTTTTCCATAACTTATAGTTTTCTACTATTCAAAAGATTATTTGCAAATATAGCAATAAGAAAAGTACATTTTGCGCAACTTTTTTTTAACTTTTTTTGCATAACTTGTTTAATTGTAATAAGTTAGCATTTAGGATTTTTAGTTTCACTTAATTTATTACTTTTGTAAAAAGTGCTTGTTATAGGTGAAACAAAAAGATGTCATACTAAAACCGCTTGAAGATGGTAACCAAAAGTTTGCCATCAGGTCAAACGCAGACATTGTTTGTTTTACCGGGAACACCGGAGGTGGGAAAAGCTATGCTCTCTATTATGCACCCATACAATACTTGGCTTTAAATGATAATGCAAAGATTATTTGCTTTATGCGTAATGTGTCGGATTTTTGGGGTGCTGGCAAAGTGAACGATACATTGAAAAAAATGTACCCGCTGATTGACCGTTCTGTAAAAAAACAACCGCACGACCCAATAGGTGAGGTAATTCGCAATCAAGTTGACATGGGCATGAAACTATATAATGGTAGCGAGATTAAATTTCAGCAACTTGATAACGAGAATCCAATCGTGATTGACAAGATTGCAAAAGGACTGCAAGCAAAAAAACTCATATTTGACGAATGCAACAAATTTCAGTGGCGCACAATAACCTCATTTATGCCACGTCTTCGTGCCGATTCAAGCGGTAAGGCGCAGATATTCCTTGCCCAAAACCCAGAACGTAATTGTTTTATGCGCAAACTATGCGGCAAAGGATTACATGGTGGAGGGTGGATTAACGATGATGGGACGATAGATAAGTCGATGGATGGTGTTGTCATGTTTTTTAATATGCAGGAAGGAGACCTCGACAAGACTTATTTCGGAAAGACGAAAAAGGAAGTCTACCTAAAATGCAAAGACCACATCGATGCAATGCTTGAAAAAGACCCTGATATGTCTTACGAGGATTTCATTTTGTCGATGGTGTTCTATACGTTTGATGTGCGGGACAATAAAAAAATGCTTGCAAAAAACAAAGCATATCGTGGCCTTGCCGCAAACTCTGCGACCGCATTATCATCTCATAGCGGCAATTGGAACTATTCAATTGAAGATGATGAAAATATCATTGAGGATACTTCGAAAATTCAAGTATCGCATCAAGAAATTGAACGCATGTTCAGACCGTCACCCAAACCAGCCGATTCTGTTCTTGTAAAAAGATTGATGACCGTAGATATGGCAACGACAGGCTTTGATAATATGGTCATTAAGTATTGGGAACTTTGGTCACGCTACGGCTATATATGCAAGGATATTAAATACAGCGTTAAGAATGGCAACCTGCAAGCAGTAAGAATGATTATTGACTTTCGAGACAAGCATGGCTTGACAGACAAGGATATGATTATTGATACGCAAGGATTTCAATTTCTCGGTGAATGTTTCCCTTATTGTCGTTCGTTCAGCGGTGCATCGCATTCTTCGAATCGTGGAAGAAATCAATTTAGAGCGATGAAAGATGAAAGTGCGCATTTGGCCATGGAAATGATAAAAAGTGGTCTTATCCATTACGAGCCAGAATTGGCAAACATGCGCTACACACATCAGAACATGAAGACGATTGGCGGCACTACGATTTTGAACCACATGAAGTTCGAAAGCGTTATATTCCAATTTAGCAAAACGCCCAATGGGAGGATTATGGTAATAGAAAAATCCGAACAAAAAAGGCTTATAAAAGGAATGTCGCCAGACTTAACAGATAATATCATTATGTTATGTGGTGCAACATGCTATGATTGTTATCGGATGTTGCGTGATGACGCTGGCATAATGAAGAAAAAAATAGATTCAGAATCGCTTATTGATGTCCTTGGAGTGAATGTTGAATCAGAAATTGACACAAGGATACATAGAAAAAAAATAAGAAAATCGAATGAAATTTTAAATATTTTAAGCTCGTTATGATTAGGCAACACGACATAAATTGGTTTTTATCAGAGCCTACAAGGTTGTTGGAAATGAAACCGTTCACCCGTGGTGGCAAGATGAATAGCCACGGATACGAGGGCAGCGAAATCTTAAACAACACGTTCCTTGAAACGGGTTTTGCTAACCTTACGCTGAAGCCAATATCACAAGATACTTATATAACAGAATACAGACCAGACCTACACCATATTATTCTCAATAAAGCAATTCCACATATTAAGATTGTGTTAGATGGCTGCGAATTACCGTCAAATATCATGGAAATAACACAAACGGCATCGTTCCAAAAACTAATACATTCTGCCCATGTGCGAAACCTAACGGCAAACCCTATTGAGTTTAATTTGTGCGTTGATGGCAATGATGAATCTGCAAATTCAGTATTCAGCGATGTCAAGCAAGAATGGATGTGGAGAGGGCTGGAATGGGATAAATACCAATCTATTAACATCTGCAAGCAACTTGGCAATGTTGGTACGTTGTTTATGTACGACCCGCAGCAATCACGTTACAGCGTAAAAGAATACTCGTATGAGGACGGTTATCAAATTATCCCGAATTACGATGAGTATGGAATCGAGATAGCACGTTCGCTTGTCTATGAGGTCGATGATAAGATTATTATCGACACCTATGATTGGAAACGACATTATCATATCATACAGACAGCAAATGGCTGGGAAATCCAATCCGCGCCACATGGTTTTTCTCGTTGTCCGTTGCTTCATAAGCGAGGGAAAGTTGCATGGGAATATGCTGAAAGCACCATTGAAATGTGGGAACTTATGGCCAATATACAAGCGATTGCGCTGAAACGATTTGGCACTTTTGCTCTTGCTTTCTGGGGTGAATTAGACAAAGAGTCATTTCAACGTGATGCATCGACGCTTATTGTTAATTTATCGAGCGACACAAGTGCTGGCAAACAAGATGTAAAAGTTCTTGAGTTTCCAGAGCCGCAGACCATGGATGGTTACCTAAAAACTTTAGAAGAAAAAATTTCACTGTTCAGTTCCACATCATTTATCACTCCAAAAGATATTACGACATCAAACAGCGGAGGGAACGGTATCGCATTGGCAATGTCTAATGACTATTCGCTTGCCACGCAGAGCGCAATGGACTGGCAGCGGTTTGTTAACGACATGGTTTACTTGCACCAAGAGGGGCTCGACCTTGAAACAAATGGGATATATAAGTATAGCAGCCTTAAAATTGGTGCAAAGATTGTTCCTTGGTCACTTGAAACAAACAACACGAAGATTACAAACTTGGCGATGGAGGCACCGTATTTATCCACACAAACTATCCTTGAAAAATGTCCAGATGCTGCTCCAGACGAGGTTGAGCGAGTCAAGAAAGAGCGTGGTGCTCTTATTAGCAGAAACGACCAAACGGTTGAAGACAATGCGAATAAGGCTCACAATATCGCCGTTAACCGCAGCAATGAGATTGTTGATAATATGACTAAGGTTGTTGATGTAGAACCAGTAACTGTTAATTCGTAATAAAGATGGCGACAAGCAAGAACATAACATTTCCTATTTACCAAGCAGACGGACAACCTTTCCATGGACTTGTGTTGCGAAAGGCTACATTTGACAGCGTTGTTATGTCGCTTGGTGATAAGGTATCTGGTGATGTCTACTATAAAGACAACACCTTGTCGTGTTCTATGCAAGAATACATTGTTCATAGTGGCATTAAGTACGTCCTTGTAAATCCGCCAACAATTATTCGTGAGGGGATGGTTTCCGATAATTCGGATTTAAAAGGTATGACCAAATATTCGTTTGAGTTCTATCATCCGATGTATATGCTTTCGAATATGCCATTCACCGATGTTGCCGTAAGCTATGATGAATTGCGTTATAAGTCACAAGACAAGTCGTTTTTCTGGATTGGTTATATCGCTGATTTTGTTGCAAAGCTCAACAAGAACTTACAGACAAGCGAATGGGTGTGCGAACTCAATAACACCACAATAAGCCAAGACAAACTAAACAAATTAAGCGATGTGCTTTCGTTTGACAATAATACGATTGCAGACGCTTTAAAAACAGCCTTTGAAACGTGGGATGTGCCATTTGTTATTGACACGATTGCTGATACTGATGAACGATATGGGGAAGGAAAGCGATATGTTGTTATGTTCGGTCTGCCGTCAAATGAGATTTACGAATCAGAAGATGCAAAAATCGCAGGTACTCCATTTGTCTTTAAATTTGGTCAAGGTGTTGGGCTAAAAAATAATAGCGCAACACCAAAAGGCAACAAGATTATAACTCGTATCGCAGGATATGGCAGCGAAACGAATATACCATACGGTTATCCGCAAATTGTTTGGGATGGGGCTGCTGATGACCCAAGGCTGCAATATCCATTATATGATGGCATTGTTGGTGGAGCGAATGTTAGACTTATCAAGCATCCGTTTACTCGCAATCATCTCATGCCGACAATCTACGCTGAAACGGTAAATAAGAAAGTCAATCCTAATGCCGATGGTTACGACCCTGACATTGAAATCAAAGACTATTATGATGCCGACGACAGCACGATTTATCCACATACAATAAATCCAATCGCACCATCCTACGAAATCCATCAATTCGATACAATCAAGCCAGAACTTGGAGATGCCAGTATTGTTGATGCTTATCCAATAAACGATGATGACCAACAACGTGCAGATTCATGGGACGATTCAATGGATGGGGACGGCAATTATATTCAAGGCTATTTCAAGATACGGTTGCCGGTTTTGGATTACGACATATACGCATGCGCCTCCATTACAGAGCAGATGGACATCAATATGCGAAGTGGTGCTTGTATCGGCTGTACTTTTACTGTGCAAGTTGATTGGGAAGATTATAAGTTGAACTTCTTTGACAAAGATGGGAATTTTGCACCAGACGGTGAACAACGTGACTACACGAAATATCCTAAAAGCAATGTGACCGAGGTTGAGTTGATTGTTCAAAAAGACATCAACACGTTTGGCACATTGATGCCAAACATATATCAGAATCCAAAATCAGGTGACAAGTTTGTTGTTCTTGGCATATCGTTGCCATTCAGTTATATTGAAAATGCCCAAGAGCGTCTTGATGATGCGATGAAAGAATATATGTTGGAAAACAACGTGTATTACTTTGAATACCCTTTGAAATTCGATGAGTATTTCTTTACTACACATCAATATATACTTTCACAAATCAAGAACAACACCATCGTAAGATTTGAATTCCAAGGACAAAACATACCACTTTATGTAAAGCAGTTAACGATAAAATATGGCGATAAGCCATTGCCGGAATACTCAATAACACTTACCGACGATGTTGACATTGTTCTTAATCAAATAGGGCAAGTGACGGACGATGTAAGTCGCATGCGATTGCAGGTATCTGCATTACAGTCTTACTTTGATAAGAATCTAATCAACGAAATCAATAATAAACTTTCAAGAACACAAGATGACACTGCACGTGGGAAAATAACATTTCTTAGAGGTATAAACGTTGGCACTTTTGTCCATGATTCAACTGGTGCGTCGGTGTCTGTCGATAATAATGGGGTATCAACACTTGAGGTCGATTTCCTTTCCGTGCGTCGTGCAGCTAAATTTCGTGAAATAACAATACAAGAACTAAAGCACATCGGAGGTGAGCTTGCTTTGTCGGCTGCCGCAATGGAATGCTCACTGGTTGAGCCAGTAATTGTTGGTGAAGATGTAACGGGCTATAAATGTTATTTTGAAACATCAGATGGCGAAAAAACAGTATATCAAGAGTTTGTTGTCGGAGACCAAGCTCTCTGTCAACAATTCGTTTTGAGCGATACATCTGATGGTTACAAAAGCACCAAGTATTATTGGCGCATAGTTAAAGAGGTTGGTGATAACTATATCGTACTTTCCAATGTTGATGGTGAATACGATGGTGATGGTATACCTGCATCGGGCGATAAGATTGTGCAACTTGGCTACAGAAAGGAATACAACAACAACAATGCAATACCGTATCGTACAACTGCAATCATTCTTTCAGCAACATCAGATGATGCTCCGAGTACAAAATACTACGAAGGGATAACCACTTTTTCACTTGACGGCATAGTTAAAAACGAAGGTTACACCGAAGGCACGTTCCATAGTGATATTTATGGTTCGTCTTATGTTGGTGCGAAAGATGGTTCAAGTTACTTGTCGTTCTCTCCGAATGATGGTGCAAAAGTAAACGGTGAACTTTCTGTTGGCTCACGGCTCGCTGACGGTACAGACGTTAACAATCTTGTTTCCGCTGGCATTAACAAGTTGCGAAATAGTGGTTTCACTGGTGACTTTTCCACACAACCAGTTGAATCTGCGGAAAGCGTTGAATCATCGACTTTGATATATTCCCCATCGTTCATCCATTGGTCATACAACAATGGATGCTTGATAAGGGAAAGCACATTTAGTGCGAGTGGCAACGAGGTGTACCTAAGTTCTATCGGAGTGCTATCGCAAGAAATAAGCGACTTAAACGATGCTTGTTATGTTGTTTCCGTAAAGGCACTTGGTGTTGATGTGACAATATCATTTGGTGATGTGACAAAGAGTTTTACACTTGGTGATTCACCAAAGTATTGCGTGTTCAAGGTACAGAATCCGACAAGTGGCACGTTCACTTTGTCAACCAATGGTGGTTGTGTTATTGCAGAACCTATGGTGGCAGAGGGCAACGTGTTCAACACATGGTCAAGAAATCCGCTTGACAACGACAAGGCACTTGATGAGATATATGCCTATGGCTATTTGATGGAGGCATTAAGCCAAGCCAGCACCACGATAAACAAAGGTCTATTATTGACACAGCTTATAAAGGTAGGAAACTATCGCAACGGTCAGATGGTTCAAGAGACTGGTGGAATGAGTGGGCTTGTGACGGATGAAAATGTTGGCAGTACAGACCCATTTTTATGGGGTGGGGGCACAATGGAGCAAGCCTTGTACGCAATCATGAAATATAAGGACAACCCAGCCTATCAAGCAACAGATGAAGAAATAGCGCAGATGGCTAAGTTTGTCGTTACGCATGGTGGTCGGGCTATACTTAATGACATTGTGTTGCGTGGGTACATTTACGCCATTGGAGGATATTTCAGAGGAGAAATAAACGCCGAGAAAGGTGTATTTAAAAACGTTCATTCTCCAAATGGTAATTTCCATATTGACGACAATGGTGATATGTACGCAAGCAATAGTGGCCGCATCGGTGGGTTTTTCATTGAGGGAAACCACCTCACTAACAAAACAACAGACGGGAAATTCAACAGCGATGCCGCTGTTGTGTTTCGCAATGATAGTCTTGGCACATTTGCCGGAATTGGTGGAAATGTATCGCCAGCTTTTTCAAACAAAGCTGTCGCAAGGTTTGAAAATGAGGGTACGGCAGAAGATTTATTGCCGAATTATGCGCTGATTCTTTCTGCGAAAGGCTCAAGAATAAAGAATATTGCCTTACACACAAGCAACGGTTGCTTATCGGGTGTCGCATTAAACACGATGGTCGTTGATAGCACAACAACCATAACAAAGGGTTGTAATTTTGTCGTGGCCATTCAAGATGCTATTTCGTTAACATTGCCTACTCTTGAAATGGAGAATGATGGATATGTTGTTACTGTCAAAAATGGAAGCAGCGGTACAATAGGAATTAAAAGCGTAGGCCATTATTTCGATATAAACGGCACATACAACTATGCAATAGGTAGTGGGGAAACCGTGAAATTTATTTACTGCCACAACCTTATTATTGGCGAAGTTGGCGGTTCATGGGTAGTAATTAAATATCAATAAACGAGATATGGAGAATTTTAACAACGTACCAAATAGCGGAACATTTGGAAATATTGTTTCCATACTAAATCAAAACTTTGCTCTTGCAAAGTTGGAGTTGGAAAAAATGGGTTTACAAAGGATTGCTTGCGCTGGATTTTACGACACGGCGAGTGATTTGGAAAGCTCATCACCAAATCCGGTTGACAACAACTGGGCTGTCGTAGGGACTGAGTACCCATATACAATCTATGTAGCGCAAGACGGTTCATGGGTTAGTAGTGGTGCGCAATTATCATTCAGTGTTCCTATCGTTGATGACCTTGTGACTGGCGGTTCAAATAAGGCTTTGAGCGCAGAGCAAGGCAAGAAGCTGGCAGCGATGGCGGATGACATCGTGAAATGTACATCGTTAGCGAGCGGCACACTGAAAGTGCTGGCAATAGGCAACTCGTGGAGCCAGGACGCGTTATTCCTGCT